GGCCTTGCTGCGTTTCAATTACCATGCCTTGCGCTTCGCACATCTCGACCGCCACATAATAATTGGCAACTGCTTCGCTATACATCGCAATAATGCCCAAATCAACACCAACCAACATGTTGATTTTTTTAAGTTCATGACACATTTCATCAAAAATCTTTTTTGCGCGTGGCGTTTTGAATTCAATTTCGGTGGTTGGTTCTTCTTTGCTCATGGTCAATGTCATTTCATTTTCGAGAATTCGGCACTTTTGGGCCGTTCCTTTCAATTTTTTCACTTCGGTTGGTACTTTGGGTCTTCCTCTCATTTTTATGCTCTTAAATCGCCTTAAAATCGTTTTAGTTCTAATTTTGCACGGGTGTGCAAAAGAATGACACAGCGGTTAACCATCGGTCGCCGTGGGGAAAAACACCCCCTACCGGGTCACTTTTTCGGTGATAATGCGCGTTTTCGTGCGTGCGTGATATGTCGTGTGCTAATCTCATTGCAGAATTTAGAATTGTTTTGATTCTTTGCCCGACTTCTTTGCGTGACATGAATTGCACAACGGTTGCAAGTTGTCGATGTTGGTGAACGAACCACCCAAGCGAACCGGATGAATATGGTCAACCATTTGTGCAACCATGATGATTCCATTGTCACGACATTCACGGCACAATGGTTCGTCACGCAATACCGATTCACGCAATGCACGCCATGCCGTTGTGTGATAACGCGGTTCATGATGTTTGTGTTGCGTGTACACTTTTTTTGTTTGAATCTTTTTGGATGGGAACATCGGCATGACTGCAAAGTTATATCAAATTTTTTGTAAACAATTACAACAATGAATCATCACACATCTGAATGGCTTTGAATATCTCGAACGCAACCTGTGGGACAATGGCATTGCCAAATGCTTTCATGGATTCTTGTCGCCACTTTGGAAAGGTAATTCCGTCCAATTCGGTGGGAATCCCATCATTTCTGCCACAAATCGGTGATTGAGTGGGGAAAACGACCCAGGAACCTTTCGCATGTGATTCTTTGACCCTCCCCATTCCGCAATCGAATGTTGACTGTTTTGATTGCCCGCTGTTGGTGTCGGTAACATCCCCATTGCTGCAAAATGTTCCAAATACATCGCCCGTGTTTTCCCGCCGTACATTTGCTTTCTTTTCTTTGTTTGTTCTTGGGTTACTTCGCGTGGACTTGAATTCGGTGTTGGAAGCAATGAACCAAATTCGTTCCCGTTGGTGTGGTGCATTGACACCGCACGCAGGTATAACAACGGGCGCGACTTGATACCCATTATTTTCCAAGTCAACACACACTTCATCGAATACCATTCCCCCGTTCCAATTAAGTAATCCGCGAACATTTTCGCCCACGATGTAACGCGGGGAAATTTCTTGTATCGCTCGCAACATGTGCGGCCACAAATGGCGTTCATCCTCTTTCCCTTTTCTTTGTCCAGCTGATGAATATGGTTGGCATGGAAATCCTCCTGTGAGAATATCAATTGTGTTTGCATATTTTGTAAAATCTGATTTTGTTATGTCGTTAAATGATTCGGCCTTTGGCCAATAATGTTTCAATACTTTTTGTCCAAACGGATTCCATTCACAATGAAATACATTTTCCCAACCCATCCATTCTGCGGCTAAATCAAAACCGCCAATTCCTGAAAATAACGATCCGTGTTTCATATTGCTGCTTCTATGTACTGCGTCAACTTGCCGTTGAATGTTGTCGGGATGATTCCTGATTCGCCGTGTCGATTCTTTGCAATTATCAATTCCGCATCCTCAATGGCGGGTTGTTCTTTTTCATAATACGCCGGGCGGAATGGGAACAACACAACATCCGCATCCTGTTCGATTGCACCTGATTCGCGAAGGTCTGACAACAACGGGCGTTTATCTGCGCGTTCTTCCGGTTTGCGTGACAACTGCGCCAATATCATGACTGTGCATTTCAATTCCTTTGCCAACAACTTCAACCCGCGTGATATTTCTGCAATCTCTTGTTCGCGTGAATGGCTTTTGTTTACGCGAATCAACTGAATGTAATCAATGATGATAAGGTCTAAACCATGACGGGCTTTGTGCAATTTGCATTTGCCACGAATCATGTTCAACGATGTGTCCGGATCGTCATCAATGTGAAATGTCAATGGCGGTTGTTCAACCAATCTTTGCACGCTTTCAATCTCTGATGGTGACAATGAATGATTGCGAATCTTTCCGTTTGGTATTTGACCAATCATTGACACATATCTTTTCGCCAATTGTTCGTTTGACATTTCCAAAGATAGGAACAACACACGGCCATCACGCAATGCGAAATCATGGGCAAAGGTCAACGCAATTGCAGTTTTACCCATTCCCGGCCTTCCGGCAACAACTATCATATCACCCGCGTTGTATCCTCCAATGGCTTTGTCAAGGTTGCGCCATCCTGATGGCTTTCCGGTTAACTGATTCCCACGCGATATTGCATCCACGATGTTTGTGATGACATGTTGTGAAACGCGGTTGATGTCCTTCGGTTCATGGCCAATGTCAATTTGCGCTTCATCCAGTATGTTTTGAATCTGCGTTTTTGTTTCGGTTAACCCATTATCAAAATTGATTGCAGACATGCGCATTTTGATGTTGTTCAGAATGTAGTTGTACTGCAGTTCAATCAACTGATTTTTGATTGTCGGCATTCCGTTGCATGCCGCTGACAATCGTGCCAACAAAATTGATTCTGATTTGTCAAGGTATTTTGAAACGGTGAACGGGTTGACAATTTCACCTGATTCGTAAACCAATCGCATGGCCTTTACAATTTTGGCCAATGTTTTATCGCTGAACCATTTTGCATTTATTTTTGGCAATTCATGATGCAATTCAGAATAAAACGCCAATTGACTGATGATGTATTGTTCGTTTGTCATTGGATTATTTTTTTGCATTTGGTACAACGGTATCTGCGCGATGTGTCTGATGTGCGCATCCATTTGTTACAACATTTGTACATTGGCATCGTTTCAATTGAATCGTAAACGCGTTGCCAATATTCATGACCTTCAGGTGTTTCATCCCATTTGAACGCTTCAATCAAACAATCATCCAATCGCGTGAATTTTTCAAACAAAACATCATGGTGCGCATATTGCAGAATCTTTTTCCAATCCGGCAACATTTTAACCTTGTGGCGAAATTCTCTTTGTTCGCGAAAATCTTGAACTTTCTTCATAATGATTTGTAATATTCAGCAATGGCAAACGCGTGGGCGTTGTTTTCGGTTTCAAATTTCAATTCCTGATTGACATACACACGCCATTTGTCAACTTCATTCACTGTGGCCATAACGATCCGAACATGGTTATTGTGTTCTTTGATGGCATATTGCACATTGATTGATTCAGCCTTTTCGCCCAATGTTGTTTCCTTAAATGCCTTTTTCATTGTTTTGACCCAATTGGCTTGCGGGCTTCCAATCTCTGCAATAAATGTTTGCACAGGATAGGAATTGAATTGCCTGTCGGTATGTTCTATTTCGATTGTAATGACAAAAGTTTTCATTTGCTGTCAATTTGGATTTTCTTTTTGTTGCTGATTGAACCATCCCAATATCCATTATTGTACGCCTTTGTGATTTCATCATTGTACAATTTGAATGCATGGTCAATCATTGCTTTGGGTAGTGTTGTTTGTAGTATTTTATCTTCACCGTATTCGTATGTTCCCTTGATGACCTGTGCCAACAAAAATTCAATGCTATTGTATTGATTTGTCGGTTTGCCGTGTGGGTTGATGTAATCCGCTATCATTGTTGTTCAGTTAGTGTTGTTCCAAATTCTTTGATAAACAAAGAACATTCGTACCATGATCCGGTGAATAAATGGTTGCCGTTGTAAACGACAACGCATGTGTTGTGTCCAATTTCTTCAATCCACATGTTAATCAAAATTTAGTTGTTTGTAGGGTGATTCAGTTTGTTTTTTCGGTTTGTTTTGTTTGTTCCATAATCTGACGGCTGCTTTCCAATCCTTCATCGGATTCTTTCCAACACGCCATCCATTTGATTCGTAATAATCAATAAAACGCTGTGACATGTCATCCATTTTCAATTCGGCCATGTATTCACGCACATCGTTTGCAGCTGGTTTCACAAATCGTTTTTTGCTCTCTTTTGTGTTTTTGTCCACTACTATATTTATATCATTATCATTATCATTATCATTATCGGCATTTTTTGCATCGTTTGGTATGCGTTCGCATGCGTGCGCATCCCATCGCATGCGTGCGGATAAAGCGTTTCGTTCACGGATTTTTTCGTATCTCACCAAATCCCTTTTCAACTGTTGTTTAATTGGTTCAAATGCGATTTTGGTGATTACATTGTCCGTTTCAGGGTTCATATCGTTCACATATTGCAAAACATGTTTGAATAAATGACCGGCCTGTTCATCAGTCAATTGTTCGATTGTGTGTATTATGTCGCAATACAACACAAATGATTTTTTATCCTTTGCCATCCAGTTGTTTCAAATCTAATGCAACATATTGTTTGCCATCATGCCATTTTGCGATTGTCAATCCGGTCATCATTTCGCGAATTTGGCGCATGGTTCGTTTGATGGGTTTTCCCGCCTCAAACATGAAGACAATGTACAAATCAGCGTTCAACCCGAACAAAAATTCAAAAGCGCTGTAATTGATGACATCATCAATTTTCATCTTGTTCGTGCCTTTGATGTGAAAATACATCATGCGTTGTTTTTTCGCATTGTAGTACACAAAATCAGGTAGTGACCGGATCAACCGATGGATATTCCAAAATCCATGCAGATTCATTTCCTTTTCATCAAATCCAAATCTTTGCACCGGCATTCCAACGGATTCCATGTAATCGACAAACCACATTTCCGACATGTTAGCAACGGTTTGCCTTTCTTTGTAAGTGTTATTTGCTTTGTCCATTGCTGTCAAGTTGTAAAATTTCCAATGCCCTTTTGTACAATTTTTTTGCGTGCCTGTCATGAACGCGCCATGATTCAAATGTGTTCACCGCGTGGATGATTGTTGAATGGTCGCGCCCCAATTTGTTTCCAATTTGTTTGAATGTAAAATGATAACAACGGCGCAAAAGGAATGAATACATGTGGCGAACTAAAACAACATCACCTTCCCGGCTTCGTGATAAAATGTTGCCTGGTGTCAATGCTGTAATTTCGCACAAACATTGCAAAACATGGTTCATCAAATCCATTCGTGAAACGGCTGTTTCATGTTTGATTTCCAGCGGGGTTTTGAATTTAACTTTTGGGTTTATTATTTCATCCTTTAATTGTGCAATTTGGCGTTCATATTGGTCGCGCATTCTGACAATATCCTGTGACAATCTCGCGTTTTTATTTCGTTCTTTTTGATATTCAGTTAAATAATCTTTTGATTGCATCATTACTTGTTTCATTGCTTAAAATTGTGTTTTTACCATCCTTGTGAACCCTTATCAAAATTTTATTTTCCGTGCTTTGCATTCGCTTCAAAATGGTTTTCATTTCACTGTTCGTGAATAACTCTTTTTCGCCTAATTCGGCCTCAATTAATTTTGTGATTTTGTCCATCTTTATTTCCTAATTTATACCCAATTACAAATGCAATTAAAATGTGCAATTCAATCAATACTATTTGCCAATTCATCATGTTTTTGTTTCTTTTTTGCGAACTCAAATCCGGCATTGTACGCATCCTGTAATTCCATTTTTGCGCGCATGATCCATGATTCTTTTTCATCTTTTTTCATTTGAAGGTTGTCGAATATTTCCAACACATCAATCAATTGTTCCACTGTTGTTTTCATCGGTGCAATATTAATCCGGTCAAAAAGGATGCAACTTGGTCATCAATCCACCCGTTATTTTGCGCGCGTTTAATCCATTGCGCGCGCTTTTGTTGGTCAATCAATTCCCTACAAAAATCAATTGCATCAAGGTCAGTATGTGCCACCCATTGTGAAAACAATCGGCCATCAATTTCAATGGTTCCTGACTTTCTTAAAAGGCCATCGGTTTCCAGCTGCGACAAAACTGATGTAACGGATTGATGCGCCCCAAATTGGTCAACCAATGATTTAGTTGATATTGACGGGCATTGTTTGATTTTGTTGTACACCAAATGGCGCAGATGAATGATTTTGCCATCTTCGATTTGCTTCAAAAATGTGCGAACGCTTGCTGTACTCATCGTTGCCCTCCAAATGTTTCGTTGTAGTATTCGTTAAAATCAGCCCATGC